GTGCGGAAATAGAGAAGCGCCTCGGGGTTTCGACCGCCGATGGCGTCGGTCATGCTGTCCTTCAGGTTCTGCAGGCCAGAATCCAGCGCGGCGGCGGTCGAGCCCGATAGGCGGGCCGCACCCTCGAGTCCCTGAAGCTGTATCGTCGTGAGGCCGATGCGAATGCCGGTGAAGCTGAGCCGCTGCCCGAATTGGGCCCAGCTATCGATGAGGCGATACATGCCGGCGATGGTCACGGCTCCGGTAATGGCGCCCAGCGGCGCGACAATCCGGCCGATGTTGCGAAAGGCGTTGAGCGCATAGGCCGCGACGTTCCGAAATCCCGCCGCCAGCTTAGTGAGGCCGGAGACGTCCGCCAGCTTGGTGAGGTTTCGCCGCAGCCTTACAAACGGCGCGTTGAATTCGTCGACCTTTTTTCGGATAGCCTCGATCTTCTCCGAGGCCCGGTCGGTCGCCGTGATGAGAATTGGATATGCGGGCATTTACTGCTTACTCTGCTCGATCTGGTCGTTCGCCTGGTCGCACCACCAGAGAAGCTCGGTCCCGCTCAATGCCCACGCCGCCTCAGGTGACCAGCCGTAATACTTGGAAAGCTGAGCGGCTAATTCTTTCCAGTTACGGGGCCACCTTCGATAAAACGCTGAAGGTAGTCCGACGCCTCCCGCACTTTGGAGATGGGCAGGCATTCGACCACGGCCAGATTCCATCCGGTGACGGCGGAGATGAGCGCCAGCTGATAGCGGCGCATGCTTTCGACGTTCACGCTCGAGCGGAGATGGCCCTCGGCCTGGCGGACCTCGCTGGCGCGCGGCTCCCGGAGTTTGAGCTCATCGTATTTCGCGCCCTTGAGCTCGATCGCTGGGTCCAGTTTGATGATGAGCTCGGCAGGGAGCTCCTCGCCGTCTTTTTCGGTTGCGTCCATCAGGCGAGCATCTCCGCGACGTCAGGACCTTCAAACTGAATTTTGTAGGTCCCGTCCATCGTCTTAACCTCGTCCAGCTGGGTGACCCACATGCCGACGCCGAGAATGGTCTTTCCGTTTGCGAGCGTAAAAATCACCGTGCTCTGGGTGAGCCGGCCGAGCACGGTAATGGGGATGAGCCCATTGTCGCGCACGTTGGCCGACATCATGCCCTCCTGTGGCATTTCGCTGTAGCCTTCGACGCGGCTCTGCCCCTTCAGGGTTTCGCGCTTGGGGATGCTCGGGCGCCAAGTCGCATCGCTCACGACATCGTAGGACGCGCCGTCGATGGTCATGGCGGTGACGCCAGCGAGGCGTTGATTTTGGTTTAGGCCCATAGGTCAATCCCTCTGCGTTGCGCCTGGCGTTTAGGGCTTGGTGAATTGGATCAGCATCGCGATCTGGCGCAGCTGGTTTGCGAGCTCGAACGGCAAGAGAAGCTGGACCAGGCCATTCCCGGCGTTCTCGGCGGTCGCGTTGTTGGCGAAATCGTCCGGGTTCTGCATGAGACCCTGACTGGCCTGAAAGCGGTAGCGCGCGATGGCCGAATTCAGGATGGTCTTCGAAGTGCACATGCCCGAGCCTGCCGCGATTGGCGTCCCGTCCGCCACGAGAATCATCCGGTTAAAGTTCGTCGACAGATAGTCGATCATGTCCCGGATGGCGAATTGCAGCGTGTACATGGTCTCGACGTCCAAATAGGAATCGTCGGCCACGCCGTTCGTCGTCTGGTAGGTGGTGACCAGGCGGTCGGTGAAGACCTGGCCGGCATTGTCGACTTTGAAGGTTGACATGCCGTCATAAAGCATCGTGTTCCGCTCGGAGATATCGAAGCGCGACGCCAGCGGAGGCGCCTTCACATTCAGCTGCATGTCCTGTAGCGGCGTTGCCGGATTGGCGCGGATGCTGACCGCCGAATTTGCGGCGACGTCCGCCGCCAAGCGCCAAACCGGCGTCGGGCTGTCGTAGAAGCCCATGCAGGTCTCGTGCTGATTGTTGCGGCTGGTGCCGAAGGTCGTCTGCCCCGAGAGAGTGCCGCGGAAAGCGTAGAAGACGCCGCCGAAAAGTTCCTGCTGCCAGGACCAGCGGCCGGTCGTGTCGTTCAGGAACGCCTGCAGGGCGTTGAGCGTCGTGGCATCGTTGTAGGGGCAGGCGATGAAATCGAAAGTCTGGTCCGCCGAGATATTGGCGAGCGCCGTGGTGATCAAAGGGTTGGAGGTGCCGCCGGTCAGCTGCGGGCCGCTGAAAACGACCGTGGTGCCGGCCGGGGTGTATTCGCCGGAGAGCGCGCCAAGGAAGTTCGCACGCAGGTCGATATCGTTACCGGCAAGACCCTTGTGCACGGCCGTGAGCGTGACAACCGCAGCCGCCACGGCGGCGGTGACCGGGAGATCTCCGGCTGCGGCGACGGCGGCGGCGAAATTTGTGGCCTGGGCGGCGTCGGTATCGCCAATGGCGACGGGGAAGGCCACGAGCTCGCCAGCGACGTAGATGCTCTGAGTGCCGGCGGCGGTCGCTGGTCCGGTGAAGGTGACGGTGCCGCTCGCTTGGACGCCCGCCCCGTTGTCGTTGAGCGGGAGGAGCCAGAGCTCGCCGAAGGTATCGCTCTTGCGATACTGGTCCACCATCTGCGCGAGCATGGCGCTCGCGCCACCCGCGCCGGCCGCGGCGTCGCCGTAGCCGGTCGAGATGACGGGGATGTTGGCGGCATAGGTCGCGCCGGCCAGGACCTGGCCTAGCATGAGGGCGCGCTGGGGATTCTGCGCGGTGTTCGCCTTGCTTGGATCGACCTCGGCGAAGACGCCCGGGACCCGATTGGTGCTGGGGTAGATTTTGAAATTGATCATCGGTCAGGATCTCCGGTTAAGCGCCGGCCGCGGGCTTCGCGGTCTGCGGCTTCGACGGGGGGGCTTTCGCGGGAGCGGCCGGAGCCGCCTTAGGGGGGCGCGGCGGACTCCAGGGCTCGAGGACCGTGGGCGCCTGAGCGGCGACCACATCGCCATCGCGGAGCCGACGATGCCAATACGGAGTCTCGGGGACCTCGGCGCCGGTTTTCGGCAGGCTTCGCTTCGTGACCGGGTCGCGCACGGTCAAGTGCTCTGGGCCGCGCTTGTCCTCGGCCAACGCCTCGCGGTTCGCATGCAGCACGGGGTGCCGGTCGGGATCGATGGTGCCAGGCTTTACGAACATTGGTGCGCGCTCCTTACTGCACGGGCTTCACATCGAACGAGAGGCCGGGGCCCAAAGGCTGGCCTTTGTTGGTGACGGTGTTCTGAATTTCCTTGAGGGGCTGGACCGCGGGAGCGCCAGCGGCGTCAATCGCCGGCTGGTACACCTGCGGCACTTCGAGCTCGAAGATGACAACGGCTTCCCCCAAGTGAGTCTCAGCTTCGGACTTTATATCCATCGCGGTTTCGACGCTAACAATTTGTTGGATGGCGTTAGCCACTATGAATTGTGCGTTTAGAAGCAACGCGTTCTCGATTTGAACCGAGAGAGACTCGAGCGCCGCCAGGGCGGTGTCTTCGGTCGTTTTCGAGACGCGGCCGGTGCAGACCAGCTTGATATTGCTGAAAAATTGCGGGACGCCCATGCGCGCCGCCGAGTTTTCCTTTCGCTCGTGCGGTGTGCGAACGAAGATCGACGGGTAGGGCGGGACCGAGGGCCAGTCCTTCGGGCTGAAGACAGCGGCGCCGGCATCGGTGCCTGCGGCCTTCAGGACGGCCACGGCCGAGGCGCGAATCGTGGTCCGGTCGATCATGTGCCCGAGGTCCGGTTAAGCATCAGGATCGCCCAGCCGTGGCTGTCGGGGCGCACCTCGCGCACGGCATAGACCGTGCCAGCATAGGGGCCCTCGAGGATGGTCAGCGCATCGCCCTGCAAGGGCGGCGAAGGGAAATCGGCCAGATTGACCCCGAGAGCCGGCGCGACGGTGTTAACCGGCGGCGCATCGGCGCTGAGCTCGAGCTCGCGGTAGGCATTGTCATAGACGCCGTTGATGCGAAAAGAGCCGCCGGCCTGAGGAGAGAATGTAGCGGCAGTTCCGAAATCGGCGAGAGCCAGGGGGCCGAGCTCGGTAAGGTCGATGTTCCCTGCCACGGGTTACCCCGCCGGGCGAGCGCGCGCCTCTTGCCCTGCGACGGTTACGGTCGGCCCCGGTGCCTTCGGGGCTACAGGCGCCTTCGCATTCGGGTCCACAATCACGCCGGCCTTCAATAGCGCCTTGGCTTCGTCCTTGCTGACGCGGAGCGTCTTACCAGGGCCGTGGCTGCGCAAGGTCGAATTGATGATCGGCTTGGCCGGGTCCTTCGTCTCGAAGCGTTCGCTCTCCGAGAGAGTGACGGTGTGGCCCGGTGCGACGGTGACCGTGACCAGGCCGTCAGTCGCGGCCTTCTCCTTGGGATCGGCCATCGGCCTAGCCTTGGACGCCGACCGCGGCCTGCACGAACAGCGTGGTGTTGACGCGGCTCGGGATGACCAGAGGCGCGGACTGCATCAGGAGGATGCGCTGGGCCGGGTCCTTCTCGACCCAGGACTTCGGCGCATAGGGGAGCGCCTTGTAACTGAAGTCCGGGTCCATGATGACGCCGAAGGCGCGAGTGCCCATCATCGCCGGGCCGGACAGGAACAAGGCGCCGTCCGGGATCATGCGCTGCTGGACGTTGTTGTCGTCGACAAACCAGTCGTTGTAGACCCAGAGGTCGTAGGAGCCCCAGGTGCCCTTGTATTGGGCGCCGAATTTCGTCTCCACGGCCTTGTTCGCGGTGTTGCGGGTCTGCTCGCGGAAGCGCGCCGTGTCGAAGATGATGGCATCGCGGACGTCCGGGTCCTTGATGAACATCGAATAGGCGGTCGGGCTGAAGACGATATCGGTCGGGATCGCCCCCGACAGCTGCATGATCGTGTTCGCCCAGCCGTCGATGTTCTGGGACGGCACGGCGGTGCCGGCGGCGATGTTGGCGGCGGACCAGACGGCGCCGCCGGCCAGCGCCACGGTCAGGCTGGGGTCGCGGCCGAAATTGATGAGGGTGTCCGGGAAGCCGTCACCCTTGACGGTCACCGAGCCGTTCTGGATGACCTGCGACGCCATCCATTCGAGGCGGCGATTGAGCATGTCGATCTGATCGGCCATCTCGAAATTGAGGTTCGCCATCATGCGCTCGGCACCCATGAGCTCACCTCCGATGCGCTCGCCGATCTGGCGGCGGACGGGGCGGCGCAGGTCCGGCGCGCGCTTGTCCTTGATATAGGCGGGCTTGAAGGTGTTGGTCTGCACCGTGCGCGCCTCGACCAGCTTTCCGGCCACGAGCGGCGAGACGAACGGCGACATGCGGCGCTTGCCAACGTCGACGTCCATTGAGACGTATTCGGTGTCCTCCGCGACGATGTTGGGAAAGAAGCGGTCGAGGAGCCAGTTCTGCGAGAGCAGGAGGTTGGGGACCACCTGCACCAGGACGTTCGTGTCGAAGATATCCATCGGTTGCTCGCTCCTGGTTTTGTCCTAGTTCTGGATCGGCGCCGCGGCCGACACGGTGCTGCGGATGTGAATCTGCAGCGGGCGAAGGGCGTCGGTGAGTGCCGGCAGCTGCCAGCTGGGGTCGTAGTTCAACACGTTCGCGTTGAATTCCCCGGTGAGGTAGGCGGCGCAGTTGACGTCGCCGCCCGAGGCGTCGGTGTCGTCGCCCAGGATGGCGGACGGCTTCTGGCTGCCGTCGACCGCGGTCGCCACGCTCAGCTGGAAGCTGCCCGGGTTCTGCGTCGCGGAGATCTCGAAGGCGTCGCCCGCGACGAAGGCCGTGCCGCCCGCGGTCAACGTAAAGCCGAGTTGCGCGTCGACGTAGGCCACGCCGGTTTGGCCGTTCGGCAGGGCATCGCCGTTCGGGTCCACGAGCGCGAAATGCGTGGCGTCGGTCATGGTCAATAGGTACTTGCCCAGCTTGAAGGTCGCGCCCTTGACGATGGCACCGAAAGTACCGTTTCCGGTGTTGGCGACGCCGCCGGCCAGCGTGGCGCCGGAGCGGACGATTTCGGCCGAGGTGGTCGCCAGGGTCAGGGCATTCCCGCCGACGCCGCCGGCCACCGCGGTGAGCTCGAGGACATCGCCACCCTCGATTTGATAGCTGAATTTGACCAGCTGGGCATCGGCCGACGCCTGCAGATAGGCGATGAGGTTCTCGAGCGTCTGATTGAGCGTCAAGCCGAGCGCGACCTGACCGGCACCGGGGATGACATTGGCGGCGACGAAAGTGATCACCGTGCCGTTGAGGGTGATGGTATCGGCCGGCGCGGGCTGGAGTTCGAAGGTGAGGCTGCCCGTCGCCTGAATGCCGGTTGCCGCTCCGACCGCGCCCTCGGTGACGCGGCCCAGGACGGAGCCGCGCGCCAGCTTGACGCCGCCGGTCAGCTTGATGGCCTGCGAGGTGACCAGGGGGAAGCGGCCGGCGATGAGCTGGTCCGGGACATAGACCTCGGACGTCATGCCAGGCTGGAAGGGGTTGTCGTTCATGGGGCGCTGTTCCCTGTTCCTGAGTTCGGGCTACGACTGGCGAGTGATGCCGCGGGCTTTGTCGCCCGCCGCGACCACGGCGGCGGCGAGACCCATGGCGCTGTTCGGATCGGGACGCTCGGCGCCACCGGGGCCGAGGCGCGGCGCAGCCTCACGACCCATCGCATCGCGCAGGGAGCTGCCCTTGAGCGCGGCCTGAGCGGCGGGCGTTGCGGCCATCGTGCCGATGGCTTCGCGCGACGTCATGCGCGTGTCGAAGGCGAGATGGGCGGCGAGGGCAACGCGGCCCGCGGCTGCCCTCGAGGAGAAGATGGTCTTGCAGCGGATGACGGCGGCGCGCGCGGCGCGGCGCGAAGCGATCTCGAGCGCGGGCCCGTGCGCGGAGCGCGCGGCCTGAATGAGCTCGTCTTCCTTGGCGAGCCGCGCGGCCTTGGCTTCCTTGCCTTCGTCGTCCTCGTCGCCTTCGTCGCCTTCGCCCTCGGCGGCGGGCTCGTCTTCCTTCTTTTCGTCGGCGTCGACGCGGGCCTTGTAGTCCTCGTCTGATTCGCCTTCCAGGCGCTTCAGCTTGCCGTCCGCATCGCGGTCCTGGTCGTCCTTCTTGTCCGGGTCCGGCGCGGCGGCGGCGGCGGGCAATCCGAGGAGATGGGCATAGGGCTGCAGGCCGGCGGTCGCGGATGCGTTTGTGGAGCGCGGCATTTTTCGATTTCCCCTCAGTTAGCCCGTTAGCCGAGCGCGGCGAGTAGCTGCCGGAAAGCTATATCAGGTGGAGCGATGGCGTCAATGATTCCGATTTGAGTAGCGGCATCCCCCAGGAATATGCCCGCCTCCGTTGAACGAATCGCCGCAGGGTCCACCTTGCGATTGCGCGCGACTGTCGAGACAAAGAGCTCTCCCATCGCATTGATTTCAGCCTGGATTCGCTTCTGCGCCTCTGGGTCAAGGGCTTTCTCAGGAGCGCCGTCTGATTTGCGCGCTCCGTATTGAACGAAGGTCACGGCGATGCCGGCGCCGGCCAGAGCCTTCGAAAAATCGACATGCATCCAAATGACACCGATGGAGCCGGCGGACCCGGTGCGCGGCATGGTGATGTGGTCGGCCGCGCTCGCCAGCGCATAGGCGGCACTACAGGCGTTCTCGTTGAGGATGGCCCAAATGGGCTTTTTGCCGCGCGCGGCGAAGATCGTGTCGACCAGGTCGAAGCACCCCGCGACCTCACCGCCAGGGCTGTCGATATCGAAAGCGATGGCCTCGACCTTGGGATCGGTGAGCGCAGTCAAGAAATTCTGGCGGATGCCGTTGTAGCCGGTCATGCCGCTCTCGGGCCGAAGGGTCCCGGCATATTTTTGTACGAGCGTCCCCTCCACCGCGATGACCGCGACGGGACCCAGAAGGTCATAGCCGCGGTCACGGTAAGGATCTGGGGCCTGCAGTTCATCGTCGTCCATGTAAAAGAGGCCCTGAGGACGAACCACAACGCCATCGGCCCGGAAGATGCTGGTGACGCCCAGGCGTTCGGCGAGCGCGGCGATAACCACCTCGGCTTTGTCGGGAGTGATTGCGAGCGGCCGGTTAAACAGCTTCTGGGCGAGACGCGGAAACTGAGTATGCCGGTCCATTATTTCACCTGGGGCGGGGTTGCGGGTTTCGTCGGGTCCGTCATGGCCTTGCCGAGCAAGTCGACCGAGATCGGCAGGAGGCCGCGGTCCTTGCGCGCTTTATTTTCCTTCTCGATCTGGTCCAGGACCTCCTCCCAATCGGCGCCGGTGTTTTCAGCGGTCTCGTCCTCGAGCGTCGAGAGCCCAGCCGCCATGCCCATGATGGCGCCCTGTTTCTCGGCGACCGGGTCGACCCATCCACGGCCGGGGCCCATCCACCGCGTGGCCCCGTAGGCTTGGCGCATTTCGATAAAGTCGGGCACCGCGCCTGGCGGCATGGGAAGGTCGTCAATGTCCATGCTTTCCTCGAGCCACGCGATGAAGACCAGCTGCGCGAAGCCGACCGAGAAATCATGCCGGCGGCGCGAAAGCGTTTTCCATGCCTCGAGGAGCGCAGCGCGCGCGCTGCTGTAGTTCGTGTCCGACCAGTCCTGGCTCAATTGCTGAGCGGAGATGCCAAGAGCCGCCGCGGCATTGCGCAGAACCGCGCTCTCGAATTGGGCGAAATTTCCGCCGGGCCGCGAGGCCGCGACCGAATTAATCTTCTCACCAGGAAACAAGATCGGGACCGTTGCGCCGCCCAGCATGGTCCGGCGTTCCTTGTGAAAGTCGGAGCGGGTCTCCTGGTAATCGTTCAGCTTGTCCGTCTCCCCCAGGACGTCCTGGAGGAGCGAATGGTCGAACGGGCTCTCGATATAGGCGCCAAAGGTCGCATTGATGATCGCGGCGTCGAGCTCCGTGGAATCGTATTTCGCCAGCATCTTCATCCGCGCCAGCACCGGGCTCAGCACTCCGGCGCCGCCGCGATGCTGCCCGGCGCGGTCATGGTCGAAATAGTGGACAACCTCCGGGCGCCCCCAGCTGGTCTCGCGCGGCATCAGCGTCCATTTCATACTCTGCGCCGCGGACCACCAGTCACCCTGATGCGCGTCTCGGATGTAGTAGCCGACCGCGGCGCCGAGCTCGTCCACTTTGACGCCGCCGCGCATCGTTTGATTGTCGAACACAAGCTGGGGATTCGACAGGCGGTCGGGATCGATAAGCTGGACGGCCGTGGCGTAACGAGCGCGGCCAGGGCCCACGCGCTCCTGGAGCCAGGGGAGAGCGGCCAGAGCATCTCCGTCGACCAGGTTATGGCGGAAGGCGAGGCGCATCAGCGCCGGCATGGTCAGCCCGCGCGCGGCATCGCAATAGCGACCCTGGTCGTTGGCCCAGGTGCGGTAATGGGACTCCACCGCCTTGCCGAATTCATCGGCCCAGGTTGCGTCAAACCCCTTGTTGCCGGAGACGCGAGCGAGCGCGCGATAATCGGGTTTCGATTTCGGCCGGAAGGTGCCCCCAACCGCGCTGTCGAGAATTCGCGTGACGCCGCCCGATGCCCAGCCGTCATTCCGCACGAGATCGCGGACCCGCGAGACGATGCGGTCGCGATAGATATTGAGCTCGATATCCGGCGACCACAGGCCGGGAAGCCACGCGGCGAGATGATCGTTGTGGATGCTGCCGGCATCGTAGGGCGCATCATAGGTCGGGCCGCTCAGTCCGGCGCGCGGGCGGCGCCGCGGAGCCGGAGCGAGCTCGCGACCATCGGGTCCCAGGATGGTGACCTTTCCCCCGCCGTCGCTCATCTGAAGCAGAACCTAATCGGCCGCTGCCTCGGCGTCGGGACCAGGCCGAGCATCCACTGGAGCTCGCGAATCATTGCTGACAGCTGCCCCTGCTCGGCTTTGGAGAAGGTCGCGGCCTTCGCGCTGTCGCCCTGCGTGTAGGACATCGATGCGCGCTTGTCGCCATTGACCAGCTGGGTCAGCGCCCCTTGCGCGTTCACGAGCGCGTCCTGCAGCTGGGCGGTCGTCATGCCGGCGAAGATGCTGTGCTGCGGATTGGGCCCGTCGAGATCGGGGTACATCAAAACCTCATGCCAGCTTCTTCGAAAGCCTGCCGGTCTTCGGCTCGCTCTTGACCGTCACCTTCGGCCCGGACCCGGGAATAATAGGCGCGGGGCCCTCCGGCGGCAATATCGATGTGTTCTTGTCCCAGGGCGCGGCCCAGGGCGGCGGACGGTCCCAATCGGCGATTCGCGTTAGCCCGTGCAAGCGAGCGATGGCGTCGGTACCAACCATAAGGTCGAGGGCTTCATTTCGGGTCGCATTGTGCGGCTTCGCCCAGCGGCCGGCGCGGTTGCGTTCTTCGGCGACCAGCTGCTCGAACCACAGGTGCGGCTTCTTTTTCGACAGGAGTCCGGTCGGAAAATGGATATACCATGGCCCGGGCTCGGCGCGCGAAAGCTGGCCGGCGAGATCGTCCTTAAACAGATTCGGGTTGAACGAAAGCTGCGGCACGGTCCCGCCGGCAAGTTTCCCGCGACGCTGCGTGTCAGGATAGGTGACGGTAAGCCGCGGGGCGTTAAAGCCGGATGCGCCCTTGGTTGGCATGACAGAGAAGACGTCGCGGCCTTCGCTCTTGCCGAGGAGGTGTAGCAGCTTGCGCGCCTTCCACCGCGACCAAGCGGCGCCGGCCTGGAGCGTGACGCCGGGAGCGCCGCCTGAGTCATAGCCGACACCGCGTATCGGCATGCGCCGGCCGGTGTTGTCGTTGAGCGGGTAGGTCCTTAAAACGACACGCTCCACGAGCTCGTCCCAGTCGTCGCCGCTCGTGGCCGGCGAAAACATCCGACCGCCCTCGCCGCTTAAGCGAAACCAGTCCACAACCCAGGACTCTCCCTTGACGCCCCAGCCGCGGACCAGGACCTCAAAATATGCCTGCTGAACGTCGAGCCACGCCGTTAAGAACCTGACGCCGAGCGGGACTCTTCCAAGATGGATATCGGGCTCGGCGCGGTCGGCGATGACATTGGCGTCCAGGCTCCCCACGTTGCGGGGCGGGATATAGGGGACACCCCAGCTTTTGACCATGACCTGGCGGAGCGTCTCCTCCGCGTTTTCGGCACCGCCCTCGAGCTCGCGCTCGGCTTTGACCCGCGCTCGAGCGAGACCGCCGATGCCGCCCATGATGAACGGCGACATCACGCCGACAATCCAGAATCCAGCCGTCTTCCGCTTCTCGAGCTCGCCGGTCACTTTGCCCTTTTCGGAGATCTCCTGGCCGCGGCCGATCCAACCCCCGTGCGCCGAATTAAAGGCCGCGGTGTTCATGGCCTCGCGATGATGGTCCTCGATGACGCAGCCGTTGACCGGACACACAAGGCGGGCGCTGCGCTCGACATCGTCGAGGTGCCCATCCGTTTTATAGGTGAGCGCCATGACACGCGCGGCGGTCGGCACGGGCGATGACCAGCACCCGCATTGCGGGCACGGCCAATACCAGACGCGGCGGTCGCTGTCGGCGTAAAGCGCCATAATGCCATCGGTCCAGTCCGTTTCCGGGTCATAGCCGCGCGCGCGGTCGGGATGGCTGATGGCGAGGAGCATGGAATCTTCTTTGAATGCCTGGCGGCGAACGTCGAGGAGGACTTTAACGTCGCCCAGGGAGAGCGGGTAGGCGTCTATTTCGTCCGCGACGATACGCGGAGCATTTTTATTAATCAGGTTTGACATCGTCGCCGACAGAAATTCGACGTTCATGTTCCTGAAACGTTTAAAGTGAATGCTGTCGTCGATTGGCCGCGGCCCGAGGTTCGCCTTCATTTCCTCAGGATGCATCTCGATCATGGGATTAATTCGTTTTTTGACGTAAGCCTCGAGGCCCGGGTCGGTTTGCATGTACCAAAGAAAATCGGCCGGGTCGCTTCCTACGCTTCGGAGCAAGAGGTTCTCCGCGACCATCGTCTTGGCGGTTTGGGCGGCGCCGGCGAGGACCACGGTTAAATAATTTTCGCTCGCGGAGCAGTCCATCGGCTTGACGATATAAGGGATGCGAGCACTCGACCAATGGTGCACCATGCCCTCGCCTTCGTTCTCGAGGACTCGGTGCGCGTCGGCATATTCGGAAACCGTCAACCTGGGCGGCGGCAAAATCCACCGCGCCGCTCGAGCATGCAACGCGATGGCGGAAAGGGTTGATAGATCGTCGACTGCAGGCGGCGGCATTATTTGACGTTGACCAGGTCGCTCGTGAGGATGCTTTGACAGCCGGTCGCATACCCAGACGGCCCAGCGATAACCTCGCGCACGAGCGAGACCTGGGAGCCTCTCGTGCAAAAGGCGAGCGGCTGCTTGCCGTCGATCTGCCAGCACCCGCCGATCTCCGCCAGGCGGAAATAATTTAAATCCCCGAAATCGACCCGGGCATGCGGACGCGCCAGGCGCACGAGGATCTCCGGGTCTTTGCAAACGATGGCGCCAGGGAGCGAATGCATGGGTTTTGCATTTTCAGCACCATGAGCGGGCGCACCCATCATGGTCAGCACGAGAATGGCGATGGTGGTCAGCACCCAGCCCACGCCCGATATCAGAACGATGGCCCCGAGAGTTTTATTCATGCCGCATCTCCTGCCTTCAGTTTGACCGCTTCGACCGGGTCGATGAATTCCTGGACGTCTTTAGCGAACATGGCGCGGTGCTCATCCAGGCGAGCCCGCACCTTGGCAATTATCTCTTTCGACCAGCCGAGCTCGGCGCCCATGTTTCGAGCGAAGCGGTCCAGGACCTTCCCCAGCCGGACGTAGGCGGCGGTCGTTGCAGACAGGACCGCGTCGCGCTCGATCAGCTGTCCCATTTCACGGCGCACCCGC